GCTTTTGATAATTTACTGTTTGCATCAGCATACAGATCGTTTGCAAAATTAATTTTACGTTCAATTTCAGCCAATGACCTGACGGAAATTGGTACAAGGTTACGCAGTAATGGATAGTTATTATTTTCAGGATGGCCTTCAACGGCATTTGAAAATATAGCAGTTGCATCTACTGGCACACCTTCATCAATTTGTTTTGCAATAGAAAGACGATCTACATATTGCTGATAAGGCTTACGATTTTCTTTTGCAGATACAATAGCATCTTGCAACATTTCACGGAAATCAGCTTTTTCTTCATCTGATTTTGCGCTATAAGATGCCTTGAATTTGTCTAATTCAGTCTGTTCTTGTGGTACTTCCGCTACTTGGCTGGTTTCGCTTCCTGTTCCTTGCGGTTCTGTTTTTCTTCCAGTGCCGCTTGCAGTATCGCTTTTCTCGCTGTCGGGCTTAAACTCCGTAGCCTCTGCAGTAGCTTCTCTTTCCTCGTTGCCTGCGATTCTAAATTCTTCATTGATTTCTTCCTCGGTTAATAGGGTTGCCGCTTCCTGAACGTCGCTTTCTGCAGTCGCTTCTTCCTCTTGGTAGAACTGATTAGCCTGCGCTTCTTCAACTACGGCATAAGGCAAGACGTGTTCACCGTTGCGAATCTTGTCTGCCAGATAATCATACGCCGGTGTTGAATCAAAAGCATCATCATTTGCGCCATTGGCTTCAAGGCGCATATTGTATGGCAGGTATTCATCTAAATCGCCTGATTCAATCAAGCCTTTCAGTGATCTCTGTGACTTGATCATGAAAATTCGGTTGTAACCGCCAGGGGCGAACTTCTTGTCCTCGCCGGTCACATCGCGCTTATCCTTTATAGTCACGCCGCCAAGTGCTTTCAGTTTGGCAAGTAGGCTGTTGGATTTTGGTTTGGTGTTGGCTTTGGGCGTGTGTGTTTGTTGTACAGATTCGTTTGCTGGCGCGGCTTCCTGTGTTATGCCATTTTCAGGTGTGATAGCAGCTTCATTAACCAATGGCTTGAGAATGCTCGGCACTACCGCTGGCTGGCTGCCAAACAGGTATTCTTCTGCACCGTCTTTATCGGCTTGTGACAGGTTTTTAAGATTTATTGCCTTGAACTGTGTCAGGTTGAAATCATCATTGCGTGATTCGGCTTCGGCAATGGCATTATCAACCAGCCATTTATCCACCGCTTTCAGGCCAAAGTTTGATACCTTGCCGTTTTTACCATTGAAGTTCGGGAATGGAGTTGTTGATCTGCCGGACGCAGTAGTAACGACTTCTTTTGCCGCCAGCATACCACCGACTTCGCCTTTACGAATAGCAGGAACTTGTACGCCATTTGCGGCTTCATCGACACGTTCTTGCGTTGTGTTTACGCCATCGACATTATCCTGACGTACAGCACGCCATTGATTGCCTACTTGCTGCGCCTGCCACGCACCGCCTTCACCTGCTTGTAAACGTTCTGCATAGCGCTGTGCTTGAGCTTCGTCATTAAAGGCAAATTCACCGTTTTTCTTAACGTAGTCGTAAGCCTCTGGGGTGTAGCTATCTGCGGCAGGTAATGTTGCTGGCTCAATTTGTGTTGGTGTAGCAGGATTTACTTCGTTCGTAGCAGCATTTGATACAGGCGCATCTGCAACATTTTCTGTTGCACTTGTTACGCGCTCAAAGCCATTTTCAGTTTTCACATACGGCACGCCGCCTACATCAACCTGTTCCCCGACTGCAACCTTGGTCATATCAACATCATTGTTTGTGGCGCTGACAGTTTCCAATGGCTTCGTTGGATCACCGTTTTTCAGCCAATCTTTAAAGGCTGGCGTAGTCAGTTCGGTAACAGATTTACCGCCATTCCAATCATCGGCATAGTTCGACTTGTAGATTGCAATCGCTTCATCTGCGGTTTCTGCACCTAAAACGGCTTTGTGTTCATCAAAACTACCGTCTTTTTTGGTCTGGTTAATGACAAATACTTTACCGTTTGCAGGCTTGTCACCAACGAATACATCAAGATTATCGCCATCGTTACCTTTGGTACGTTTTATATATCCATAGTGATTTTTAAGGGTATTTTCCCAAGTTTTACCATCTTCATCGACACCGCTACGGGTAGAACCTTGTGGATTTTCTACGGTAATATTCAGGCCGTCATACTTAATATGGCCTTTTTTGTAGTTTCCTGCCTCTACCTGTTTTTCTGTAGGTTGTGGCAAATCATTCAGCGGTGAAGTTGCTGCCTGCTGCGCCTGTTCATCAATGATTTGTTTTTCTGCGGCCTGTTCAGGTGCGAGTGTAGGCGCTGGCATTTCTGCTACTGGCTTTTCCGGCGCAATAGTGGTATCAGGCATGACACCATTCTGTTGTGCCTCGACTGCATTCAGTGAATCAACGATATTAGGCTTGGCTTCTGTAACGTCAGGCGTTACAGGTTGTGGAGTGAGGCCAGCGGCTTGCGCTATGGTAGCTGCGGAAGTCAGTGAACCTGCTGGGGCTGGTGGTGCTGGTGGTGGCGTAACTTGGGTATTATCTTTACCGCCAAAAGCATTCAGTGCGTTTGCACCGCCGCCCATTAAGCCGCCAGATAATGCGCCCATTGCTGCAGCATTGCCCACGCCTTCATCCCAAGGTTTATCCAGTGATAAGTTCTGTGCAATCTGCTCTTGTGCGGATTGTGGCGCTTCTTCAAGTAAACCTTCTGTAACAATACCGCCTGCAATCGCTTTCGGTAAACCGGTTGCCAGTTGTGAAGGACTAAGTTTGCCCTGTGCCAGCATGGTTTCAATATCAGCAATGCCAAGTTTTTGCGCTATGTTGCCGCTTACGCCACTGATTGCACCGGTCAGTAATCCGCTACCGGCCTGAATTGCGGCCTGCTTACCTGTCAGCAATCCATCTGCATTTTCCTGACGTACCTGTTCTGCATTTTGTCCGGCAGTAACTAAACCTTCACCGGCTGCACCGGCAATCAATGGTGCAACTTTAGGCGCTACTGTTAGCAATCCGCGAGAAGCTACGCCACCCAAGCCCATGACCGGCAATGATTCTGCTGTGGTTTGTGCAATAGTAGATGGATTTTGTAGTGCGGCCTTGATGGTATTAACGAAGCCATCAGCCTCTTGCACTTTCTGGTTAGCAAGTTTCTGTTCTGGGCTGTAATAATCGCTGATAAACTCTTTGGCCTGTTTAGGCTTAAAGCCTGCGCTTTCTGCCAGCTTACCGGCATGACCGCCAGTAACTAGGTCAGCAATACCGACCATTGTTTCAGGTACGCCGATTGCGCCTTTTAATAACGAAACACCGGTGTCGCCTAAAGCCCTGCGAATTGTGCCGGATTTTGGTTCTGGCTTGCTAGTTGGCGCATCTGTTTCAAACGGGTCAACAAAAGCAGGTTTGGTAGATTCTGCATTATCGAAAGGATCAATGAATGTAGGTTTGGTCATTATTTATTTCCCGTATTTTTCGGTATAAATTGTTCTTAATTCAGCATCGCTATAGTCAGGATTAGCTAGTTTTGCTTTCGCCATGAATTGACTTAATGATGGTTTTGCTGCGGCATTTTGTTTTGTGCCGCTTGGTGTAACTGGTTGACCTGTAGCCTGGTTATAAATAACCAAATCTTCACTATCTGGCACACCATCAACATAGTTTCTTACAGTTTTTGCATCGTATTTAGCCGGTACGATTGACTGAATGGCTTGCCAGCGCTCTTTCGCTTTGGCGACCACGGCAGGATCGTTACTTAGTAAGTCTTTCTGCACACCGGTCTTGATTGCATTCAATTCCTGATCAGAAAAGTCATGACGTTTGTTTGCGCCAGCTTCATTAATTAATGTGCGACCTGTTGCGCCTGCTTCACGAATGTTGGCTTCTGCAAGTGCTGTTTCAGACGTTAATTTCGGTTTCAGCAAATCAAGTTGATTCAGTTCACGGTTATTCATGGGTGAAGTTGGTGACTTAGCTAAAGCTGAATCTTTTGCCGCCTGATCTGCGATAAAGTCCTGAATGCCTTTGTCACCGCCATTACGCAAATCGGTATAGGAAACCTTATCGCCACGCTGTACTTCTACTACATCGCCCTGCTGACGTGCCGCAACTAATGCTTGGCCTTCCGGTGAATTGTAAAAGTCCTGAATCTGCGCCCAACGCTGGTTAAATTGCTCTTGCGTTTCTACCGGTACAACGGCTGAACCATCAACATTGGCAGGCTTACCATTCTGGAAGTCCATGCCTTGTGTTTGATTAACCTTCTCTACATAGCTTGGCACTGGTGCAAAACTGGTATTAGATAGGTCGATACCGGTACGGGCTTTATAGGCTGCGTAAGGGTCGCCATCAACCGGCGCTTGTGCTTGTGGCTGTGTCTGTACTGCAGGATTAGCAGAAGGCTTACCGGCTTTGGCTGGTTTAGATGGTTTCGGTACGCCTGAATTTGTTGCGGCTGGTTTGGCCTGTGTGTTCTGCGCAATGGTAGTTTCAGTTTTTGCCGGTGCGCTGGCTGCTGGTTTGGTTGCCGCAGGTTGTGCCGGTGTCGCTTTAGGGGCACTTGCTGGTTTTGTGTTCGTTGCAGATGCGATTGTCTGTTCTGCAGCATTGCCACTGCTTATTGGAGTGTAGTCGCCGGTTATTACGCCCTTACCAAAATTAGCAATGCCGCCATACAAATCAGCCGCACCGCGACCTACGGCATCACCTACCGATAAAGCAGCATTACCGGCAGATAAAACCGCATCAGTCACCGGATTGTTTCTCACGGCATAGGCTAGTTCACCTGTACGTCCACCGGCAAGCCTTGCCTGTTCCGCACCTTGGTTGCGCGTAGCCAGATAGTTTTGAATGCCTAAATCTGGTGCAGCTACATCAGGCAATACATTTGGCTTTTGTCCAACTAAAGGCTGTACATTCACATCCGGCATACTGACATTCGGCACTTTGGCTGGTGTCTGCGGAATCGGTAACGTAGCACGCACCGGCGATTGCTTTACTGGTTGCGGCCTAACTGGTTGCGGCCTAACTGCTTGCGGTACAGGATTGATATTGTCTGGCATATCAGCCGCCCAATTTGGTGTTTTATTGCCAAAACGGTTGTAATCCAGCATTGAAGATGGTTTGTATTGTTCGTTTGCCATGATAGTGTCCTATTAAGCATCGTGTTGATATACGTGCGTTTCTGAAAATGAACGGCTAGCAGAAGTGCTTCCGTTAGAGTTGTTCGCTTCTGAACTGCTGACAGAAGCGCCTTCGCTGTATGAGGTAGAGCCAGATAGATTGACTGCAGACAAGGCAGAAGCGGCAAGCTGTGCTGATACCTGTGCGCCTGACTTCATGCTTTCGATCAGTAATTCCACGGCTTTCATGAGTTTGGTCACGTTGGCTTGTGCGGCCTGTACCTGAATACCAGCTTCACCTAACACATACTGCACATCAGAACGGTAAATATCCGCTTCGGCAGAAGCGCGTGCGCTCTCGGCAGACGCAATGGAAGCAAACACACGGCCTTCGGTTTCAAAGTTGTTATTCAGTGAAGCCAAGCGTGAAGATTCTGCAGTGACTAATTTCTCATAGGCGCTGACACGGCTTTCAAACAGTTTCAATGGAATTTCTTGCTGTGTTTTCACCTGTGCTTCATGCTCGGCTACTCGCGCACCGGTTAAGGCTGCATAGCCATCCACTTGTGATTTGTAGGCATCGGCCTGTACTTTGAATACATCGGCTTTGCTGACTTGGGCTTTTACTTGAGTTGCAAAACCTTCGTACTCGGTGGCTTTGGCACGTACCAATTCACCATAGGCTTGGATTTGTGCCGCGAACTGTTCGATATAGTTGCGGTTAATGCCTGATTTTGCGGTGGCGGCATCGACCTGGGCTTTATAAATTTCAACGTTAGCGAGTACACCTTGCAAAGTAGCCTTGTACATTTCTACTTGCTGCACATTCAGATCACCAATTAGTTTTTGGCCTTCAAGTTCTGCTTTATAAATCTCAAGTTTGCTTAGTTCGGCATCAATGCGTTGCTTCCATACTTGGGCTTTAATTGAATAAGCTTGGGCTTTGGCGTTGTAACCAGAAACGGTGGCTTGATATAGGTCGATACCGGCGCGTAAGGTAGCAAAAGCCACTTCATAAGCGCGTTGTGCGACTTGATTTGCATAAGTCAGTAATTGGCCTTCAAGCTGTACACCTGTTGTCACCGCAAATTGCCTATTTTGTTGTTCCAAGTCTGCTTGTTTAAGCATGACCTCACGAGAAAGTCCACTGTCTTTGTTCGCTGCATCTTGCATTGCGAGTTGAATTGCAGTCTGCATCGCGCCTTGTGGTACGGCAAAGCCACGGCCTGCCATATTGCTACGTATCGTGTCTATGGCGCGTCTTGCAGTTAAATCCTCACGTTCACGCGCACGATCCCAAATCGCCTGTTCCACGGCAGGATCTAAACCGGTTGCTGCACCGTTCACCCATTCAGTTAAAAATGATTTAATGCCATCCAATAACGTGCTGGAATAGGCAGGTTCAACAAAAGTAAATGTGCCGCTTGGGGGGCTGGCTAGGTCGTCCAGCGTGTCGTTAAAATCGACAATGGTTAATGTCGGCGCGTCCGGCAAGTTAATGGCAAATGCACTCGGTACAGACGGCAATGTAATGGTCGGCACGTCCGGCATGACAATGGCATCGAGTTCCGGTGCGGTTGGAATGATTGCGCTTAATGCGGTAGGTGGTGTGATATTGAGATCAATATCCGGCAAGTCTGCAGTGAATACCGGCGCATCAGGAATAGTCAATGCGCTTACATCAGTCAGTGTCGGTTCTGTTGGCGCTGCCGGAAAATCTGTATTTAAGTCCGGTGCAACTGGTGTGTCCGGCAATGTGACCGGTGTAATTGACGTTGATACCGGCAATACGTCCACGCTAATATCAGGAACGTCGAGTAATTGATTACCGGCATTTTCAATTTCACCTAAGAAACTGGTGGCCTCACTGTATGAAGTAGAGGCGTAAGTTTGCGCTTGCGCCCATCCTTCCTGCACTAAGTTATTTGCATCACCTGTTAATCTAATTTGCATTTATTACTCCTTCAATGGGCGTAAAAAAACCGCCTAGTGGCGGTTGTGTTTAATATTTAATTTCCAATACATTGTTATTAATTGTTTTTTATTATTCCGGTACAAATTCATTGTATGTGCTTTGTGTTGTGGTTTGTGCTATCCATGTTGCTACCACTGTACCAAGAGAATTTTTACTATCTACGTTCTGCATCCCACTATCATTAGTCCACCTGAACGCCGCTATCTCTGATAAATTAGCCGTCCCAACCACAACAGATCCATCCTCTGAAACATCCGTAGCCATGTTGCTAACGTCTGAGCCTAGTGTATAAGAACCAGAAATTGCCTTAAGTCCAGAAGATTTTGTCCACACTACAGGAATAGTATAAGCTACCCCCTCTGGTGTGCCATCGTTTCTTGCAAGTCCTACTAGTACACTGCCATCATGAGACGAGGCTAAAAATACGCAACTTCTAAACCCTAAAGGTACTGGAGAAGCTTCAACCAACCCCGTTTCTGCAGTCCAAAACGCCCCACCATATACCACCACCGGCACAAGCGATAAAAGCTTATTACCAAACACCGTCTTGCCATCCCCTGATATTCCGCTAGGAATAAAAAACCCTATATTTTCCCCGCCTGCTTCCCTTGTCCATATATGCGCGTTTGTTCCAGGCCCTGTTGTTTCTGACCATACTATGGTGTTTCCGTCCGCGCTTATATCTATCGGCAACGTACTTCCTATGTATGATATATATTCCGTCCCTTCACCTTTATGGTAAATTATTGCTTTCCCATAGTCGCTTCCATAACCTAGCAGGTGTATGCCATCTTTTGATGAACCAATAAACTCGGCGGTATCGGATATACTTACTTTCCCTTCTTCTTGTGTCCAGTAAAATCCTTTTTGTGCGCCATTAATATTCCAATATCCATAAACAGTAGTAGCATCTTTTGACACCCCTTTCGGAACAATTCTGTTATAGTCCGTATCAAATATATCTTCTTTTCGACTACCCGTTATTCTTCGCACAAACCCTGAATGCCAAACAAAAATGATTTCTTGGGTAGATTTAATGATACGTTCTTCCATTTTCCCTTTAAGGCGCGATACGGATGAAACCGGCACTAATATCCGTACTTCATCCCGTCCAAATATAGATGACACGACAATTCGCACGCCGTTTTGCAAGTCTTTTGTCCAACTTAACTGCTTGATGCCGCCATACTGCATGATGTTCTTCATTTCACCCAATATTTTTCGACTTAACCCGATATACGGATCAGCTTCCTTTCCGGACAGCCTGCGCCGGATTACACCATTTTCTTTCATAGTCTGCGGCTTAATACAATGGGTTCAGTCGAAATGCTGTTAAGTTCAAAGTCTGCACCCACGCTTTCAATGTCAATCTGATAATGCCGCGCCTTGAGGCCGCGCCCTAATTTCAGACGATTAGTATAGAGGCCGTCCTTGCCGGTCGATTGCAACTGGTAAAGGTATTGCTCGTTGTCATCCAAGGTGATGGTTACATTCAGATCGCCATCACTGCGGTAGTTAAAGTACAGTTCATGCACCCGTTTCAGGTTGGCACTCTCAAAATCCAAGATGCCCAGGCTAATATTGCCGGTTATATCTGCGGTGTCATCCAGCGTGCCGGACAGTGCATAAATGCCGCCGTCACCGGCAGCCAGCGCTACGCCGTTAAATACGGTCATGGAATTGAAATTAAAGTTGGAATAACTGGTCAAGCCTGCGGTATTGGTATTCAGCGTGTAGATAGCGTATGTATCGTTGTCGTTGCTGGCGTAACCATTGGCGAGTAGTTGCAAGGCTGGCAGGCTGATGGTTGCCGTGCCTAAACTGTTGGCTGCGCCTTCGGTGGCGAGTGTGAAACTTGGTAAACTGAATGCGCTTGTACCGTCTGCGCCATTTTCACCGGTGGCAGTAATGCCATATTTGGCTAGAGTACGTGCCAGTGTGCCAACTGTACCGCCGTTACCTTCGGCAATAATCACCAGTGCGCCGGTAGATATACTAGCGCTGCCTAAGTTTTCTGTACTAGAAAATGCTGATAACAGTAATGCCGGAATATTGCGGTTGAATGTGCCGTTTGTACCATTCAGTCCTGAACCACTGATAGACAGTTTTGGCAGTGAGAAGGCGGCAAATGAATCAGAATAGGCATCAATACTGAATACCGGCAGACTAATACTAGCGCTGCCTGAAACTTCGGTGACACCGGTAGCCAATAAAGTATAGGCCGGTAAGTCTTTCTCTACGTTCGTGCCGTCTGTGGTTGTGCCGCCGACACCGCTGGCTTCTACGGTAAAAGCTGGCAGTGAAGCATAATAGTCTGTGGCTGCAAGTGATAATGCCGGTAGCGATACACTGGCTGTACCATCCCCTGCAATCGGGGTATTAGGGGCTGAAATCCCTAATAGATAGCTTGGTAATAAAATTGCTGCCGCACCGTTTGACATAAATCACTCCATGAAAGTTGAAACAGTGAGCGCATGACGCGCCCACTTACTGCATGAACTGCTTTATTAACTGGCTGGCAATGTGATAGCAAAGCCGGAAATTGTCTGTGTTGCTGTCGCTGCAATCGCAGTAGAAGTCAGGTTTAAATCTGAACCGCTAGTGCTGATTGACATATCAATACGCACCTGGCTATCGGTAGAATCTGCCGCACCGGAATCCGCTACCGCACCGACAAAACGCGCCCAACCTGCCGTGCCACTGGCTGCTGCCACGCCTGACCATGTTTGTGCGTCATCTTTACTCAATACGCCTGATGCTGATGCACCAAAGTTCAAGCCGTTCACTGCAGTTACGCCACTTGCCATATTGCCGTATGAACCGGTAATGGTTGTGAATGAACCTGATACCACCAAGCCATTTGCTTCTGCGCCTGCGCCACGCGCTGCGGTAATGTTGATCACGCCTGAACCGCCGGTAGAGGCTTTATATTTCGGGCTGGTTGATGCTTTATTGATTGCAGTAATACAATCCAAAGCCGTTTGTGCCAGTGAGGTATTGAATGCTACGGCAGACGGCAGAATATCCACGCCGTCCACGGTAATCGTATCGACTGAACCGGCTGCACCGGTTGATAATGTCACCGTACCTACTGCCAACACTTCTGCGGTATGTGCTGCGCTGGATGCTGTATAAGTGCAAAGCAATGTACCAGATGGTGCGGTTTCTGGGGTTGCAGGCTGTGCGCCTGAATAAACTAGCAATTTACCACCTTGCAAAGCGTGTTTGAGTGAACCTTGCTCGTTGACATAATTGCGTAGCGCGTTGGATAAACGTACTGTCATGATCGTTTCCTTAAATGAAAAAACCGCCAAGCGGCGGTCAATAGACGAAAAAAAACCGCCAAGCGGCGGTTGCTAGAACTGGTAGTGCTAACTGCGTAAAACGGTAATGTACTGATCTATGCCATTGACGGTGCGGAATAAAGCCGCGCCTTCGTTTGCCTTGCCGATTGTGTAGCGGTCTAGGGTTAAATCAATGATTGTGCCGCCACTTGCGCCAACCACAATGCCGCTGTGTGAAGTCCATACCGGCACGCTTTGTTTCGGTACATTATCCAAGCCCTTGACCTGATTGCTGGCAACGTAAGTCAATGTGCCTTTGACGACACCGACATTGGCTTTGGTGATTAACTGCATCTGATCCGGCTGCGTACCGGATAAAAAGTAGGTTTCTGTTTCTGTACCGATAAACAAGCCGTCCTGTACCGGTGCGACCATTGTAATGGCGCTGGTAAAGCCAAAGTAATCGCGCAAATCAAACAGTTCATACCCGTAGCCTTTTGAGTAAAATAGCCACTGATTCTGTGCGACATACATACGGCCTTGAAAATAACGGACTAACTGTCCGGATGGCGCGTGCTGGCAGAATTGGGTATCTAACGGGGTACGCACTATGCCGCCATTGTAATTAGCGCTCGTTGTTTCATTCGCCAATACTAATGCACGATATAACACCTCGCCATTCGCTTCTGTCAGGTAAATAACCTTGTGGGTTACAGTCGGATCAGGCGACACCGGTATATCACTGAATGTAATTGCGCCTGTTGTAATCTCGATTTTGTCTGCGATTCCCGTACCTGATTCCTGCCCGTCCTCGCGCAAATAGGTTAAAGCATACTGATAAGTACCGGCAAACATATCGCCGTAAGCAGCGGTTGCCAGCGGTTGAAATACTGGCGGCACAATGCCCCATGTGCGATTTCCGTTACTGGTATAAATGCCGGTCTGCGTGCCATTGCTGTAATAAATCTTACTGTCCACCTCGTCATAACTCATGACCAGGCCACTTGTTAAGTCGCTGCGTACCGTCACGCTACTGACTAAATCGCTGTTCAAACGTTTCAGGTTTGCGCCTTGCACATACAGGCAAATATCGCCATGCGCCCATAATGAATGTACGGCAGCGGTGATTTTCTTCACATAACCGTCACGGCTTAATAGCTTGCCGCTATTGTCCAGATTGACATTGGTTGCGACTTCTAAATCTGCAGGCGCAAAGCGTTCTGCGCTTACATCATTGCGTAAGCCTGCAAATGCTTTGAAGTCAGCCATTAATACACCCCATTAAAGTCATCGCCCATCTGTTCGCGTGCAATCCATTCTTCATCCACGGCAGAACTGCGTTTGCCAAAGATAGATTCAAACAGGTCATAGTTTTCCTTGGCCTTGCCTGCGTCCTTGGTTTCTGTGTCCTGCTTCATGTAAGCACGGTGCATGATCCAGTAACGTAAGTTGCGGTGATAACGCGCATGGATTTCCGGCGTATCGTCCATTGCATTCATATCGGTCAATGGCATACGGATGACAGTCAAATTCAGGGTGTCATTAACGATTGGCTTTGGATATAAACGGATTTTTCCGGTTTCATAGTCAGTGACAAATAGTTGCGGTGTACCGGTTTCTGTTTCCCATCCGACCACGGCATTATCCAAGTCACGCATTTGCGCACGGCCTAGCTTGGTATCATCCAGCGCTAACTTGGCACGGCGAATGAATACCACGCGACTATCCAGTGTTAATACCGGATTACCGGCAGTCACCGCAATCTGGGTTACTGCCGTTGTAGTAGAATCAATCAATAAGCGGGCGCGAATACTGGCTTCGTTCTCGGCATCTACGGCATATTCAATGAGTTCTTCATCTGACCATAGATTTTTACCGGTGGCATCGTCCAGTTCATTGCGTACTAGTTCAATGATTTCGCGCAAGTTCATGATTATTTACCGCCTAGTGCAGCCAGGTCATCTTCGGTCATGCCATCGGTTTTTTCTGCATCAGGATTGCCGCCGTTGGCATCAGCAGGAAATTCTGGGAAAGGTGAAGCGCCTGGCGCAACATGATCATTATCTGCAGGTGGCTGTGGCTCTTGTTCAAAAACTTTACCGTTAATCAAATTACCATCAAGATCAACCTGATTGCCTTCAAGATTGAACAGTTTGCCGTCTTGCTCGAATTTCACATTGCCGCCACTGTGTACGTCATAGAATTTCTTGCTACGGTCTAAGGTGACACCGCCTTTTACCGGATTGTCAGTTAATGAACCATCTGCATTCGCTGCTTTAGGTGCTGATTTCTTTGGTGCTGCCATGATGTTTGTACTCCCGTGTGATTGATAAGTAAGCATTAAGCGCTTTTGTCTGACTTGTCGCTTTGTGTGCTTGATTTGATACTGCCGCCATTGTCGTAACCTTGGTCGAGATTACTGCCGTAAGTGTCAGTAACACCGGTATTCACGCCACGATCCGGCATTGCCTTGGTATCGCCTTGTACTACACCTTTACCATCTGGTCTTTCACAATGTTTGTCCATGCTGTTACTCCTTAAATGAATGTACATCAAAATAAATTAGCGTTCCCAACCTTCTGGGCGACCTACAAAGCCGCCTTCTTTTGGTTTTTCTGACATCATCGGCATATCCCATTCGTGTTTTTCCACGGCTGGCTGTTCTGGAATAAAGCCTTTTTGCAGGTCAGTCATACTTGCGCCGCCTAGTGAACCATTAGTGCCGCCGTGAATGCCTGCATTGGATTGTTTTAATGAATCATCTTTCATGACTATTCCTTAGTGAGTTGGTGAAAAGCGTCCATTACCTGATCAACACTGATATTAGCCTGGCACAATGCCACGCCGGACGTACCATATTGCGTACAGGTATCGAATGTGTAGTGCATCTGGTGGCATGGGTAACACGGTGTATGTTCCGGTTCTAGTGCAATCGTATTTTCCCAATCACGGGTCAGGTTATGCGCTGAACTGTGTGATAACAGTACAATCTTGGCATTATCTTCAACCGCTACGGCATTGAGTAAGCCGGTTTCAGAACCGATTACCATATCCGCAATCTGTGCGAATGCCATTGATTCTCGCATCGTCCACGCACCGGCACGCTTGACTACTCTGGTTTCGCCTTTCCATCCTTGCTGCAGCATGGCTTCATCTTTGCCGCCGACCAGTACCACTTTTAAATCAGGGTATAGCAACAATAGTTTGGCAATGACTTCATCCATCCACGGATAAACTTTGTGTATGGCAGAACCGGATAATGACCACAACACAACATAGCCACGTAATACTTTATACTGCTGCTTTGCCCACTCTATTTCATCATCAGTCGCATAGAATAACTGGTCATGCGTTGCGTGATTCAAATCCGCTATATCGTGCTGAAACTGTAGATAGTTACAGTCCAGATACTTGTGGCGCATTTCCTGCGACCAGTTGAACGGGGTTGTATTTGGCAATGCCAATAGACTGCGCTCAACCGATTCAGACAGATTCACAAACTTGTCGTATTTTTTAGCAAGGTGCGCCCAGAACTGGCCTAATTCATGATTCGGCACTTGGTCATTGCCCTGCACCACGAACTTATCAATATGTGGGTCATGCTTGGTCACTTCATAACCCTGCGCTGCGGTATAGAATGTGATGTGATAGCCTAATCGTTTTAGTCCGGCAATCACGCTGGATGCTTGGATTGCGTCACCGTAAGCGCCGAAGCGGCAAACTGCGGCGGTCTTTGCTGGCTGATCTTCCATATAACTGTAATAACGAGTGTTATAACTATGTTTTTTATAAACTTGAAAAAAGCTGTATTCATTACCGCCGTTACGTTCCTCATTAGCCACCAAATCCCAATGACCAAGTTTCTGCATTGCTTTTACAATGTCATTCGGCATGAAATCTGTTTTGTGATCAGGATTAGCGCCAGGCTGTCCAATATTCGGGTAATACTCTTTATGTGGCAGGTATAGAATCAGATAGCCGCCATGTTTAATCACGCGCCACCATTCTTTTAGTGCTGCCTCGTAATCCGTAATATGCTCTAGCAGATGACTTGAAAACACGAAGTCCATACTGTTATCTGCAAAAATGCTCAAATCCTCGCAGGTATCGACCATTACATCGACACCTTGATTGCCCCAATGATGCCCGTTATCGACACCAATAAAATGAGGGAAAGTCTTGAATAGACCGCAACCTAAATCTAGGCCGCGTCCTGCGGTGTATTCAACAATATCCCATTTGATTTTTGCGGCTTCGTTGCCGTTTGAAGTTTTAATATCCCAGACCATAATAGTTCCTAAAGAAAGGGCGACACATTGCCGCCCCTTCGTTTAACTATGTCAGCGTTAAGCTGTCAAGTCTGATCCGGCTACCACGTAAGTTTCCACTGCGACTGATAGTGCAATGGATGCGTCAGTACCATGCGCCACCCAGAACTGATCACCTTGCGCCAGGGTAATATTCAGCGCATTGTTTTTAGGTGTAATGGCTGCAGAACTGATTGCAGACAAGGTTGCAGTTGCGGTTGCTGTGCCACTCTTAGTGTACAAAAGCGGCTGTGTCGCTGATGTACCGGCGGTATTAACACCCAAAGTTACAGATTTAAGTTTTTGTGCGGTAAATGCCGCAAACTTTTGAGAAACGCCATTTGCGCCTGCCGGTGTACCAGATGAATAAACAACCGGCACTTGGTAGGCTGGATGGTCGTAGGCTTTGTTTTTTACTGTCATTTCAGTTTCCTTTATCCTGCACGCCTCTCATGCAGAAAGTTATTTGGCAGCGTGAGTAGGCACGATAAGCCAAGAATGAAAAAACCGCCCGAAGGCGGTTAATTACTAAGAGATTGAACCCCATTTAACGATACGCGCTTGTGCTGCGGCGGTATGCACCAGACCGAAGCCACCAAGGTAGTACCATGCCACGCCTTTTGAGCGACCATAGTCAGAAGGGATTTTGCCGCGAATTTCTTCTGGTACGGCAATGCCTTCTGCCACGGTATCTTCACCGAAGAAGTAAGCCCAATTTGACAAGCCATTTGACCAAGTTTCCTTGGCAATATTGGTTTGCTCAACGAAGCGCACGCCTTCATAGCGACCAATCTCACCGTTCATGATCATGGTGAAGCCGGTTTCAACGTATTGATGTACGGCTTCCAGATCATTTTTAACAGTGCGGAAGGTTGATGGATGACCAAGTGCAAAGTAATCATCGTTTTGGTAAGGTGGAATGTTGCGTTCCTTCATTACGTCCACGATAGCTTTGATGTGGTTTTTACCCATCGCTACGTTGTTGACGGCTGGCGCTGTGCCGTCAGTTGCCAAAGTCACGGCAGTTGTTGAGTTGCCTGATGTTGGTGTTACCACCAATGGGGTCAAGTCAAACTGCGCGTGTGCAGCAGTATCGAATGCTTTTTTAGCATCGTTTTTCAGCACTTTGTTGATCACTTCTTTCACTGGATGCTCTGACAAGTCATCCAATTTGCCGCTGTAAGGCACGCTATTACCGTATTCTGTAATAGTCAAAGTACCTTGAGTAATCGTGAAGTTGGTTTCAGGCATGGTTTCAGTTTCAGTCAATGCGCCACCTTGAGTAGCTACATCGCTGTAAACGTTCCAGTGAAATACATCACCTTTGCCTTTACCTTGTTGAGTTGCGTCTTTTGCATCGCAAAATTGACGGAATTTCACCATTGGTTGTACGGCATTGCGCAAAACCTTTGATAAATTGAGTGAGTACATATACCCACCAAGGGTATTCGTACCCCATACTTGTTGACCTGCCATGATTAATACTCCTTATTGATCTTGTTTAAACGGGTAAGCCACGGGCTTCGCGCATATTCCGAATTACATCGGAAGCATTGGCTTCGCCATCGGTAGCTGTTTCAGGCACACTTGTTTTCTGACTAGCGGCTGGCACATGATCAAGGGCGGCTTTACGGGCTTCCCTGTCATTGCTTGTTACCGTTACGCCTTTGGCTTTAAGCCATTCGCGTGTGGTATCGCCTGCATAGGTCAAGGCTTCATCCAGCGTCTTACCGTCACGCAACGCTTGTGCGCGATAGGTATCTGCCATGTGAACCAAGAACGGGTCAGTCACAACGTCCTGGTAATCGTTGATAAAAGCCTGCATTGCCACGTCATCCTGCATCTTCTGACGCGCACGCTCGGCTACTTGGTCAATGTCAAGTTGTGGTTGCGGAATAGCCTGTCGACGTTCCCCCAATAACTTTTTCACTGCCTCTCTGGTTTTTTCTTCATCGCCTTCGTACAAGGCACTAACTAACTCATTCGCTTGATCGTCCAGTGAGGATGGATTAGCAGTTTGGTTGTTAGGAATTGCACTTAATGCTTCTTCTCGTTGGCGTAATTCAGCTTCTTGCCGTTCGAGTTCTGCGCTTCTTCGGGCGACTTCATCCAGCCGTTTTGAGGCGGCTGCGTCCTTTTGATAAATCTTGAGCGCTTCTGCCGCTGACAGAATTTGCTCTTGACCATCAATCTTGGTGCGCACCTGATAACTGGCGAGTTCATCCTCGGTCAGTACGTGTGGTGCGCTTGTATTCGTTGCGGCAGGCTCTGGCTCTGCGGCGGTTTGTGGTTCGGCTAGTCCTTGTTCGGCTAACTCGGCTTGGATCACTTCATGATTGTTATTAGCGAGTTGTTCCATGAAGTCATAACGGGGATTGTGTGAAGCCTGTACCCCTGTTTCTGTTTCGTTTTCCAACACGCCCGATTGGGTAGCGTTATTTTTAGCCATTGCTTTACTCCATAAAAAAAGCCGCACAATGGCGGCTTGGTTGCAACGTAGCTGAATGCTGCGTTTATTCGTTTCTGCTCATTTGGTCTAGTTGTTCTTCACTGGATTGGCCTACAATCAAGGCTTCCTGCAGCCAATATTCAAACTTCTCTGAACGGGCGATAATTCCCTGCAAGGTTCTGATGCGCTCGGTCAGTGTCGGGTCTATGCCTTTCAATTCGTCCATAGCTTGTATCGCTTCATTGGCGGCACGGCCTAACAGATATTTGCCCAAGTCAGAATTAAAGAAGGCTTCAACATCAAAGCCCAAGGCGATTTTCTTTTGAATCTCGTTTAGTTCCTGTTGGTTATTCATCTGCGTTTGGTTTCCATTGAAGTATCAGGCGGTGGTTGCAAGGCTTCATGTAAAGCACTGGTTGTCGGTGTTGATACGGCTTCCTGAACTTTCTGCTGAAAGGTCTTTTTGGGTTGTTTCGGCTGTGCAGCTTCACGCTGTTGGCGCTCTTGTTCTGCTGCACGCGCTTTCGCACCGGTCATTAGTTCATGCAGACCATCTTTAATGCCTTGCACAATGCCGCCGTCTGCAAACTGCTGTACGCCTTCCATTTCCTGCGCTTCTTCACCGCCCTGCATTTGTCTTAACATCAAGCCAAGTTCATTCAGTTTATTCAGTGTATCTTCACCAAGTAAGGCCATTGCTTCTACGTTCAGCACGCCTTCGCCTGCGGTTGCCATTACTGGAATATTGTCGGCAATAGTGTTTTCGCTTACGCCTTCCACTTCACCGCCTTCACTTAACGCCTGCACGCCATCGGCTTCTGCTGTTTCAATCCCTGTCATCGGGCTAGTTGGTACGGCTGGCTGTAATGGTGAAGTGTTCTGGTTAATATCCGGCATTGGTGTACCCATTGCATTAGCCGGTACGTCTGTTGACTGTACGCCATCACCGGCAATCGGTGTCCAGCCTGCGCCTTTCAATACTTCATCGGCTACCGGTGCAACGGCTGGTGTTGCAGCAACAATCTGACCGGTTTGCATGGCGCTGAACTGTGTTTCCACGTTCTTGCTGACTTTCTGTGACTTGATAAAATCGGCTTCTGCCAGTAATTTCGCCACGGTTGCATCACGTACTGCCGGATCAAGTTTCGCGTCAAGTGCGGCCTGTAATTCCTGCAATTTCTGTTCAAGTTCTGCCACGCGAGGATCGCCATCAGCATCATTAAAGAAGCGTTGACCGTCCTTGTAGCCCAATTTGCCAAAGATTTCCTTGGTGACTTCTTCAACATTGATTTTTCTGCCAACACTGGAAGCATCAATTTCAGCCAGGGTACGCATACCCATCGTAAAGCGCTCAAACTGTGCCTGCGGATTTGTAGAACCAACGCCCACATTGACGCGCACCAGCATATTGCGCTCTAACAATTCATCGGTAATGTCAGAAATACCGTATTTTTCGTATAGCTTTGCCTTCGTACCGGCAAAAATTAGGATAGTCTGGTCAGTTTCATACTGCTGTTCGAGCATGACTAGCTGTGTAATGACCTTTTCTGCCCATGTTTCTACGAAGGTACGCAGTTGATACTCGCTGATCTCGTTGGCGCTCTCGCTTAATAGCGTCATACCGCCCACGGTTTCATTCAGTTTGCGGTTAGACTGCACGCTTGAACCATTGAATGCACCGGCTAAGTCATCAAAGTCTAGGTTTAATCTATCCTGTTCCTGATAGCTAGAACTTGTCACGTCCGGCGTGTCTAAAACCTTCACATCGTCAATATCATTCATCAAAGTGACGGATGACGGCACGTTTCTGGTCAGGCTGCGAATATCGACCTGCGCATTACGCTTGGCAAAGTAACGTTTATTCATCGCAAACTTGACGTTATCAATACGCTGGTTGGCAATCTCGTTGATTTCAACCTGTAAATCATGCACCAATTCCACCGGCGCACTGGTATAGACCTTATGCGATTCAATCAGGGCGCTACCCAATGCAAACGGGCGCTTGCCGTGCCAATACTGCTCGGATAATGGTACTGGCTTACTTAATACGTGTTCTGTGCCTAATGTGTAGTAGATATAGTCAATGCCATCGTCCTCGATCACATTGCAATGCACCCATACAATCTTGTATTCGCTTACATCGGTGTTGTTGTCAGTCGGATCAGTGCGGTTACTACCCTGGCGCGTCTGTCTGATGCTGTCATTATTCTGCTTGCTGCCTGCCATGATCTCGCCATCGGTCAATGGCTTCCATTTAGGCACACCGGTCTTTTCATCCAGTGTCGTCATGCGTGCTTTTACGTCTTTGTAGTACATTGGAATCATCCACACCAGATACGGGCTAGTATTGATGGGGTCTGTCCAATCGGCGGCAGGGTCAAAGCGGAAGTTCTCAATCGGGATTAGTTCAACACATGGCTGGTCGATACCGCGCTTTGCGTCATATTTCCAGTATTGATGTGAAATCACCACGCCGGAAGTCATTGCATCCTGATATGCACCAATGACAATCTGAAACCACGGAATAGTCTTGGTTAAACGATATTGCACCAGCTCCGCAATAATCTCTGAACTGGCTAAGTGTTTCGGGTCTGCGTCATTCTCTGCGGTGATAGACACCACGTCCTCGTTAGAAAAGAATGCGGCAGCGGCAATGGCTTCATTTTTGCGCACCATCGTCCGTGTTTTAGGGCGAAATAACTTACTGCGGCCTTTATACGAATCAGAATGGTATTTTGAGTTAGCAGGATGCTTGCCTTGCACTTGGCGCAGGTTAGCCTCGACTTGACTGCGGATATTGCTGTCAAAGTAACTGGTTGAACCGTCAAAGGCATCCCTAGCGCGTTTCAGCCATATATCCTGTTTAATCTCTTGTTCAGCCATTTTTATTTATCCGCGATATGATTGCCAAATTTGTCCACGTTCAATGCTTCATACTGTGCTTGATTAAAGCTGCCGCGCTTCATGCGGTAACGTTCAAGCAATTCACCACCGGCCTGCATGATTTTCTTTTTCCAGCCATCTTCGGTTACGTCCTTGACCTTCATCAGAAAGCCCCATGTGCCGGATAGATTCAGGTTGTAGATATGCACCACGCCACCATGTAGGTCGCAGTTGCACGCCCATTGGTGATCTGGGTATATACTTTGTAGATACTCGGCAACGTTCTTAGCCACCTCGTTTTCACGCTTAACCTGTAAAACTTGGTCGGCTGCGGTCATATCGGTGCTTAAAATGATGTTGCTCATGTACTATTCCTCGTCCGGCTCTGTTTCAGCACGTAGCAGGTCTTGCTTCTGCTGGTCGCTTAACCATAAATATTCTTGTCTGCTGTAATACTGGCGAATGCACTCCGGCAAAGCCTCGTAGTCATCATTCGTTGATAGGGGCATTGATTGGCTGCTGTGAAGGTTGACGGCGTGCGCCAGGCTCAAAGAACACGCGACCATTGCCAAATACATAGTCAATCTTAACTTCCGGTGTCGGGTCGGCCTGCTTTACTTCTGCACTCCATAAACGGGTGCGGTGTACTGGTGCTTGTGGCATGATTTATTTCCAGTTGCGTAGCAGTTCAGTTAATGGCTTCGTTGCCAAAAAGCGTTTAACTTCACGCACAATGACTTGCTGGTGAATGCGCTTATCAAGTATTAATAGGCTTGGTTTAGTCATTGCGTTTCCTTCGGGCATAAAAAAAGCCCACGTCTTAGGTGGGCTATAAAATTTAGTGCGCCAGTGCTGATCTCTGGCATAAACGCGCCCCGTACAAGTCCGTTTAAACATAACCTTTCGGTTCATTGGGGTTCTGTGCGTATCAGCCTACGCATTGCACTAAAACTGTTTGTTCACGTTTCGTGAACATTAATAAATGTTGAACTTACATCCCGTCAGCATAAGTTTCCGGCTCAAGCAACTTGTCATCAATCAATATCGGCGCTCTGGCTTCCATATCGTAAATACGGCTTGCAGCATCCAGCAAATCTTCATGCAGAATGAACGGATAAGCTAAGAACTGCTGCACAAAGTTTGCTGTTAAGTTGTACACCTTACCGGTATGATCGCAACGTCTGATCGGTTGTAGTATCAGGTGCGCATTACCGTCTTTCTTGAACTTGGCCTGTGTTGCTGTCAGTTCTTTCGTCTGCCTAATCAGGAAGAATCGACCATTGCGGCAATCTGGTTCAAGGCGCTGAATGCGGTCATACTTGGCATTTGCGCCATCACTAGTCCAGGCTAATTCTTTAATCGTGAAAGCGTCCTGATCACGTTCCATCTGGCTTTCAAAGTGTTCTAAGTCACTACGCATACCGTAGCGTTCATACCCAACAAATACGCCCTGAATACCTTTTTGTGCCATCCATGTACGGCGTAAGTTTTTGATTGCTGTCCATCGCTCGGCTAAACTCATTTTGTGGTGGTAGCCGTCTAACAGGTACTTATTACCCTGTGCGTCAACACCAATCACTGCAATCGCAGTGTTATCACTTGATTTCTTCTTGCTCGAAGCAGGGTCAACCATGATGTAAATATTGAGCGTTTTCGGCCTGACTTCTGCCCAGAACAGGTAATCTTCCCTAAACATTGCCTGATCACCAGCTAACGGGTTCTGCAGCATTTGCGTTGAAATGGTTGCAATACCTTGTTTCAGTTTCTTCTCTGCCCACGCTTTCGGTGTCAAAAATACCGGTTCACCGTCCGGCGTACCGTCTTTGGTTGCCGGATAAATCCTTGGTATCAATGCCTTTCGGTCTAGTATGCTCTGGTAAGTATCACCAAAACTGTAGCGCGTACCAATATGCCATGAACGGCCTGGGCTTCCGTCCTCTTGTGCCGCACCAAGGTTATCCGATAATTCCCATGCTTCGGTGGTCTTGAATACCTGTTCCGGTGTTGTGACTGATTCGCGTGTCACCACGTCATCATAAACACGTAGCATAAAGTGTGCTGATGTAGGCTGACCATCAACCAAGCCCCATGCTTCCAGTGTTGCTTCTTTCGGGTTGGTATTACGTTTAACCACTAAGCCGGTATCATCTGACCATCGAGGCGCTTCCCCTTTCGGGTTCTGCCAGAATATGTCAGAAAACAGGCTTTTTAAATCCTGATTTCCTTCAAGTTCAATCTTCACTTGGCGCAGGAACTTAATCGAAATGCGCCGTGTATGACTGAATAAGCCTATCGTGATCTCTTTATTCAGTATGATTTCCTGAATAATCCCTGCAAACGTGATAATCGTTGACTTATAATGTTCACGCGCCCATAAATCCAAGTAACCATCTGGGTTCGCTTCTACCTCGCGGCAGCGTGCCAGTAACCACGGCTTAAATGCGTCCTTGCGGTGTAATACCTTGCAAAGCAGATAAAAGCGGTCATTCGCACATAGCCAACGTCTGCCAGCAATGCCATACTTGCCTTCAATCCACTTGTAAGCGTTGTTTAACTTGTCCAGCGGTAGTGCATGAATCGCTTGCTTGTATTTATCATCAAGCCCTATTTGCGAATCTTGCATATCAGGTCTTTTTCCCAATACCCCTGCTTACCATCACCGGCATTAGCACTGATCTTGGCCTTATACTTGGCGTTCTCGGTCAAGGTCATGGTGTCCAATAGAGTTGCGCGATATAAACCGCTGCTACTGGTCACGTAGGTCATGGTCTTAGGCCATACATCGCCGACAACACTTGTACCGTCACTATCAACCAAAGTCACTGTCACGGTTGCATCATTAATAGCTGCGCCGGTAGTTTCATTGGTCAGGTCTGACAATTCCAGCACCATATCATTGCCTTTGTATAAAACTGCGACCTCACTCATGATGCTTTCCTTGTAGTTGGTGAGCGCGACCTTAATGCGGCGTTGATGCTCGGTTGTCCTTGAATTGCTGGCTGTGCGGTTAATTCCTCAAAGCCTACTGCATGATTTAAGTTAATCTCGGTCTTATCCAATGCAGGCCATGTGCTAACTTCTTCATAACCAATCGCTGTCTTGAGTAATACCTTACCAAGCAGCATTTGAATCGGGGCTTGTGGGCTATAACCACCGGCGATTGTTGTGCTTGTGCCTTGTGCCTGCGCGATTGCTTCTGCGACTGATTGCCCGTAAGCATACGCATCGGATATGCCAGAACATTCACCGACTGCAATGACAACACCTAGCGAACCAGATACCACATTGCACGTACCCTGCGCTGTGCCTATGGCTTCAAATAAAGCCATACCGGTACTTTGTGCGGTTGATGCCCCTACACTCACGCCAACTGAAAGCTTAACCGCTGTTCCGGTTGCGCTTGCATCAGCAATACCGGAAGCATTACCGGCACTGATTGCGTTACTGTTGCCGGTGGCACTTGCTGTTGATATGCCTGTCGCGTTGCCGACACTGGTAATAATTGCACTACCGATTGCCGCTACGGTACTGATGCCAGTTGCCGTACCTATCGCCAGGCTATTCGATTGTCCTGTTGCGCCGACACTGGCTGTACCGCTAGAAGCCCCCGTGCCTATCACTACCGCAATACCTACTGCATCACTGGTCGCTAGTCCAGTTGCTGCACCTGTACCTTGCGTTAATGCCTTGCCGACTGCATTTGCCGTGCTGATTGCACTTGCCGCACCATCGCTGATTACAGACGATTGACCTGTCGCGCTAACGGTACTTGTGCCTGCCGATGCGCCAATCGCACTAACGTCTGCATGGCCTATGGCTTCTGCGGTTGCTACGCCTGCGCTTGCGCCTGCGCTTGCATTGATGGCATGACCAACTGCCATTGCTGTTGAAGCACCTGCGGCTGCGCCAATGCCACCTTCTGCTAATGCAACACCTTCACCACTTGCGGTTGCCGTACCTGATGCAGTGCCATCGGCATTAAACAGACTTGCCCCCGTAGCAACTACGGTTGACGTTGCTGAACTCACACCTATGACACTGGTTAAAGCCTCACCTGTTGCTGCGACGTTTGCTGTTCCTGCAATGCCACCTACTGCCTTAAATAAAGCCTCACCTACGGCAGTGACGTTTGCTGTTCCGCTGCTTGCGCCTGCGGCTTTAGACGTTGTACTTTGCAGGACTTCAACCGCAAGTTGCGTTAGTCGCGCCGCAGACGGCTCTTGTTTTAATACCTCAACGGCAAGTTGCGTTAGTCGAGCGTATGTGGGCATGACTTAACCCTATGCCGATACGTCTATACCAGCTTCAATGGCATTTACATTGGTTTCAGTCCATGCAGCAGAAGTATTGGGGTCGGTGTTATAAATTTGCTGTGTGTTTAAATAACTAGTAGTGAGCGTTACCTCTGTGCCTAACGAGTACGTTGCGCTTGATTTTAATGTCGGCTTGATCTTCCTATCTGCATCGCCATCCTTCCGCACCATTGCATTAACTGCAACCCCAAAAACCTCTGCCCCTGTCGAGGTAATGTCGGTTATTGCATAGGTATCGCGTGCTGATACTGTGTCGGAATAGTTGTAAGTCGTGTCACCGTCTTGCGAGGTTTCATCGACCATGAGCGCATTGTCTGTGCCTGATAGCGGTGTCCAGCCTGTATTCGTGCCTTCGGCAGTTGGAAATACAGTGTTAATGCTGACCACGCCTAAGAAGTTGTTGTTCTCTGAACCTGTCGAATCCAGTACATAAACATTATCAAAGTACCCCCCTAAACAAGCAGAATTGATACTGCCTAAAACAATTCCAGTACAGTATTCATTAGCATTTGAACAGCTATCAATCCCCGTCAAGGTAATGTCAGTCACCCCATTCACGCGCACTTCTGCTGTCCCAACGGTGTTACTGAACGTCACCTTCACCTCGATAAACTGCCAATCAGCGCTACTAAGAACAGCGGTTCCAGTCGCAAGCAACGTGCTACCAGTTGCAGCATCGCCGCGACGAAATCCAATCTTATTACCAGTTTCAAGGGTCAGCGAACATTGTAAAATACCGCTTTCAATAAACCCCATTAAGGTCGTATAGCCGCTTGAGGTTAATTTGTAATCAAACCCAACAACAATGGTCGTCACCCCAGTTGCGCTCACGGTTTTAGTCATATAATGATAGCGTGTACTAAGTTGAACACCATTGCCGGTACGACCATAAGTGCCGCTTATGTCCCCGACGGATGCAGTAGTCCATTTTTTATTAGCATCCGCAGCAGCATAATGGTCAAACCCATCCATGAATAACAAAGCCATGATTTACAGCCTTTCTAGCCGTTTTTTGAGCAAAATTCGTCTTTTCGACTGCATATAACGCGCTACAAGCGATTTTATTGGCAGGGTCAATACTATGACCCCACCCAAAATAGCCAAAAAATAGCACATTTCACTAATCTTCGGTGATTGCAGTTGCGGTTGTAAGCTGTGGTGTCACGCCATTACCGCACGCGATATTCGGGGTCACTGTGCCGGAATACAGCAATACGCCTGCACCGGATGACGCTGTACCGACACCGAAATGGGTGGCTGTACCTGAACCGCCTGTACCGGCTGGGAAGATAATCGCGGCTGCTGGTGATACGCTGTTGGCGGTCACTGTCCAGCCTGAACCGGAACGAGCGACGGCGACACGCGCATAATCTGTATAGGCAATTTCATTGGTCGATTGATCGCCTGCTTCACCTGGGTCATCGGTATGCAGTGATACATACAGATTGGTCGCTGGTGAGGTTGTGTCATTCTCGGCAAGGTCGGCAAAGGTTGTTGCGTTGAAAATCAGCAACAAATAGGCGTTTTCGTGCGCGTTACTTTTACTCATGATGTATTCCTTTTGGCAATAAAAAAGCCCACCGAAGTGAGCTTGTGTGTTTAGTCTTTGTTAAATCTGCGGCTCTAAAATAATTGCTGCTATGAATTGCTGACACTCTGCCAAAGTAGGTGGTGTTAAGTCAGGCCATCGTTCTGCATAAGCACCTTGCATCGCCATGAATAGCGCATCTGGGTTAGTCATGAGGTATTCGCCTTGCGCTTTAAACTCTTCGGTGCATGGTGTACTGGTTGAGATAGTGCCATCACCGTTATCATGGAAGCTGTACTCGCCAGCAGAATCTGAATCAAAGCCTTTGCCCACCTTTGCAGCTATGTCTTTTACTGTGTCGGATAGGGTTAGGTTAAATCGTGCGCTGTACATTAGAGACCTGCCAATCTGTTAGCGAATGTCTGCATGATT